AGTCAACCACAGGGCGCAACTCCAAGCCGTTTAACGAGACGATCAGATAAGGTGCCACATAGGTCAGCGAGGAGCCGTTGGCATCATTGCCTGTAAACGTGGTCTGTGCAGCAGTAGCCACATAGACGTAGGTATTCATGGTGGCGACCTGGGCCGAGGAGGCGTTGATCCAGTCTGTGCCTGTATAGACCCGCATGGCGCTGTCAGTGGTGTTGTAGTACAGGGCACCAGTAATCAGGGCGTTACCATCGTTATCCACTGCCGGATCGCTAACCTTCTGACCGAGATAGCGATCATCGAAGTTGTCCAGAGCGGTAGCTGCAGCAGCCGCAGAGTTGGCCGCAGAGACAGCCGAAGCGGAGGCGTTGGTAGCCTGAGTGGTGGCCGTGGTGGCTGAGCCAGCAGCCGCAGTTGCACTAGATGCCGCAGCTAGGGAAATGGCATCAAGCTCAGAGGTATAGGTTGTCTCAAGCCAGTTCTTTGTGACAGCATCCTGAGCAGCAACGGGATCGGCCACGTTGATGATGCGCCTGTTCTGGGCATCTAAGCGCCCGAGCGAGTCCACCCGGATGGTGTCCTCAAGATCGTCCTCGGTCTCCTGCGCCAGGTACAGGTCGTAGGTAGCCAGGAGATCGAGGTCCCTCTCAAGAAGCACCGAGCCATCCGTAAAGTTCACGATGGAGGAATCTTTGGGGGTCTCACGGCGGATCTCAATGATGGCCGCATTGGCAGGGGCAGCAGCGAACTGGATCGTGCTGGCACTGAGGAACGACCAGTTGGTCACCAGGGTTCCATTCACACGGACTTTGATGTGGTCTGTAGAAATGGTAGGGAACGAAAAGGTATAGTTGGTGGTAGAGCCGTTGCCGGTATACCGAACGTAAGAATACGCCACTTGAAAAATCTCCAAAATAAAACCCCAGGTGTTACCCTGGGGTCAGATAATTACTCGTCAACAAGTTCTCTTGAAGGGAACTCTGCGGAAACTGAGTTTACGAAGTTGCTTACACCAATCATGTTGTTCAATGGAACCAGTTTAAACATCGCCTTCATATCTCTCTCGGTTGTTTGATAGTCATCCGAGGCAGCATTGCGAACCATCTTCTTGCTTGTTGAGAGGGCACCAGAGATCGTGGAGATCGTAGGGTTACCGCTGATAAAGTCCGTCATATCCGTAGACGTCCGCATCCCTGAGAACAGGGGCACAGGCGACACAGTATCAAACAAGTTGGGGAGTATAGACATCTGAGGTACCCGGCCAACAGCGTTACGTATGATCTGCGCTGTAGACAGTCTTTTTTCCGCAAACTCCTTCTTTTCCTCAGAAGACATTCCCACCATCTGGGCCTGCGTCCTGGCTGTATACATCAGCATGTTGAAGCCAATGCCCCACATCACCGTGTACAGAGTCTGCATGTCTTTATGGTTCACGGCAAAGAGCATCGACTTGTTCCAAGCCTGGAGCGGAAAGCTCATGAACTGGAACAGGGTCTTGCCCACTTGTTTACCCATGATCGGAACCATGGATGCCAGGTCGTTGTCTTGAATGACCCGTGCTGATTCCCTCTGATACGCGACGATGAACTTCGAGAACGTCTTAGGATCTTCCTGCGACCACTTGGTGAAATCTACTTCACCGAGACGGCCTGTTCCCGGCTTATGGTACTGGCGAATACCCTGCTTGACAGCCGTAGTATCTTCAGGGCTGAGGCCCATCCAAGCGAGGCGTTCAGGAGAGATGTCCAGCTTCTTGCCGTTCACCGCATGATCCACAAAGTGGTTCACCATGGCGACCGCAAAGGTTCTTTGCTGCAGCATTGTAACCCCCGTCATCCCGGTAAATTTGAACAGGTTATTGGTGCCTGCCTGAAGGGTGTTGTCTAACTTGTCCAGCCAACGGTTGAACTTGGTGTCTCCCTTCTCACGGACCCAGGTCTGAGACGGGCTCAGAGGGTTGTAATGCAGGAGCCTGGTTCCAGGACCCGCAGAGAGGTTCTCCAGGGCATCGATCACCTCGTTGTTGACCTTGCCGGTCTTAGTGTTCCGGATGAGTGTCCCCAACTCAGGGACAGTCCGCATCACACTACGGCGCATCGATGAGCCCAAGAGCTGGGACATTTCAGTGATCTGGTTGACAACGAACATGCCCGCCTTAGTCAGGATGTTGTAATCTGCGACCATCTGCAGAGACTTGTTCCAGGTCGAGAACTCTTCCAAAGGACGGCCTAGGTGCATGTCCACAATATCCACCAAGTGCTTCCGCATCTTGGATGACTGCTCATCGGTAACCTTAGAGCTAAAGCCCCTTTCGGTCAGCTCAGCGATAATCTGCTTTGCACCTTGGATACTGTAGATTCCAGTGTGATTGGCAAAGGAAACAGCAGCGGCTTGCTTTGTGAAGTACTGGTTGATCAGCCCCACTGTATCGGTATCGAACAGGTCCTTATAACCAATCTTTACTGTACTCCCGTCTGCAAGCTGGATCGTCTGGGTGTAGGTCTCATCAAGCACCGAACGCCGCTTGAGGGAGGCATTGAACGCTCCTGTATCACTCCCCTTGGCGGGTTTGCTCATGGAGGCAATAATTCGCTCTGCGTCGACAGGAGAAAGACCCCCCAGCTTGATCAAGGAATCCTTAAAGGACACCTGGTCAAACCCACGGAGTTGGTTGTCCACCAGATCCGAGTTGCGGTTAACCTTGGCTTCTTCAATGGCCTTCAGATACCACCGGCCCAGCTTCTCAACCATTTCGTCAGGGATCTTTGCGTTGGCGGACTTAAACATTCCCCCAATGAACCGTTCAACAGTCTCCCTTCCTAATTGAGCAATTAAAGCTTTCTCTTTATACGTATCAGGAATACGTGAAAGGAAAAACTCGTTGTAGTCCAATGGGTCGCTCAGCCTCTTCTGGCCTGTCGCCTCGTCTATGATTTCCCGCTGGGTCAGGCCTGGCTTTACATCCCCGCTGAATTTGCCGGGGTTGTTGATGTGATCGGCAACGTCCTTGTTTAGCCTGCGCCACTCATTGCCCACCTTAACGATGGACGGATCGTAGTCTCCAGGGATCCCGCGGATGTAGTCACTGAGCTGCTCGTTCCAGCGGTGGGTGGCTTCCGTTCGCTTGTAAAATGGAACAGGGTTGCGCTCCATGAAGTCAACGATTGCAGGTTGGAGAACCTTTGCAAACTGGTTTTTCCACTGGTTTTCCAATGCCTTCTTCTGGTCCGATGCTGCTGGGGCCACTACCGAGTGATCCTTGTAGCCTGTGGTTGATCCGAAGATCGATCGCACGAAACTCTTGACCTCGTTGGGTACCCACTCACGGTTGAAGAAGTTCTCGTAGGCAGGGCCTTGAGAGAAACCTTTGGGGATAGACCCGTCAGGGTTAGTGGGGGGTAAGAAGTCAGGATCGACATCATCCGCCATATCCGTGCGGACAGACCTAGAGCCAGACTGCAGTGGGCCTGTTGTGGCTGCATCCCCTGTGGTACGGTTCCTGAGTGTTACATTCAGGCGTTCACTTCCAAGCTTATCCGCGAGGTGCAGACTCTTGGTGAAGGCGTTGACCTCTCCCTCAGCCATGCCAAGGATCTTGCGGATTGCCTCCACAAACTTGTTGAGCAGAGAGGGTTCTCCCTCCACCTTGATTTTGGCCAGGAAATCAACGAAGGCCTGGCGCTTGGCCGAGCCACCATAGAGACCAGCGACAAACTCAAACTCGTTCTTGAGGTAGTAGTTCTTGAACCCCTCCTTCGCGGCTTGAGCCTTAGCTTGCTCAAAGATACCGTTTAGTTCCCCTGTGAGTTTACCTATTGCCGTGTCTGGGTTCTTTCCGCCGAACTCCATCTTATGCACAGTGATCGCATGGGCGATCTCGTGGATCTTGGTGGTGTCTGGGGTGTCCTTGGCAATGTAGATCGCGTGTGTATTGGGATCGTAGTAGGGGCTACGTCCGTTGCTGAGATCCTTCTTGGGGACCGTATACACACTCACGTCGTCTGGAAGTTGCTCCATCAGACGCTGGGCCACAACCTTCTGCTCAGGGGTCCCCTTGTCGGAGATCTGCGTCAGCACCGCCTTGACAGAACCAGCAGGGCGTTCCTTACCATTTAGCTCAGGTACACGGGTGACGTTGCCAACATCGCTTCTCTCAAACAGGGGTGTGGATTCCTTGCGGACCTGTTCAACCTCTAGTCCAAGAGAGCGGCGGACATCTGCGACTGCCGCATCGATTCCAGCGTTGACCTCGCTACGGGCAGCGGCGGCCTGCGCATTGAGCCTACTGAAGAAGTCCTCCCCCTGGGGGGTGAGCTTCATCCCTGCTTCCTCAAGCTCCTTGATCTGAACCTTGTTGGCTTCTTGCTGGGCCCACTCAGCGATTTCTCTGGCTGACGTGCTCGCATCAGGATCAGCTCTACGTCCAGACGTCAGCGCACCTACGGCTCCACCAATGGTCAGGCCGAAGAGGCCTGCAAGGTAGACATCAACAGCTTCCTGGGTGGGACGAGAGGCGCCAAAGACATACTCAGCACCCGCATTGGTTGCACTAGCAGCAAGGCCAGTCTTTAGGGCCCGGCTCAGGCGAGACACCTTGTTTGCTGCCGCTACCTCCCCTGCAACGGGGATGAAAGCCAGAAGGGAGTCAACGTCCAAAATGGCACCGAGACCTGACCCAAGGAAAGCCATCCCTGGCCCCATGTTCGACAGCTCTTGCTGCCGCACCAAGGCCTCATCCAGACGGGCGATACGTCGAGCAAAGTCATCGTCAGAGAGGGAGGCAGCCAGATATGCCCTGTACTCCTCAGGGCGCCCTTTCATGCCCTCCTGCAACTTCTCCGTGGTCATGACAAAATTAGGATCAGTCTGCTTGCCTCCCTGTTCCGTCAACCAGTTGTAGGCGTTGTTCTCGTTCTGGAATCCATACGAGATGGCCGTGGGGATCTGCTTGATGGTGTTCCAGACTCCCCCATATTTTGCCTCCTTCTGGAGATCAGCCATGAGAAGCTTAGACTGACCAGGAGACTGGGTAGGAGCAATCCCTGAGGGATCTGTAGGTGCGAACTGGAGCGGGGGGGAGGTCTGGGAACTGGATTGCCCTACGGGTTGCTGTAGCTCCTTCTCTACCCAATCCCATCCCTTCTTGGGTTGGCTGTACTTGGAGCTAGGCAGGGAGGCCCAGCGACCCCCCAGCTTGTCAATGGCAGTCTTGAAGTTACCGGCCTTGACATCCTCAAGGGCTCCTTCCTGCTGAATGATGGCAAGAGCTATCTTGTCCTGGCTCTTCTCGGAAAAGTCAGAGACCCCAACCTTCGGGGCGAAGTCGTCATAGGTGGTCTTGGTGATCTGATACTTGCCAGCAGCGGTGCTCGCCCCCTCTTTGGTCCGCAGGCCAATGATGTTGGGATGCCTTGTGAAATCACTGAAGGTCTTGCCACCAACGATTGTGTTGTAGTCTGCTCCTTCAGCCTTCCCTAGTAATCCTAGAAACTTCTGTACATTATCGACATCTGCCATTATTTAACCTTTTGCTGTTCCCGAAAACGCTGCCGCTCTTCCGGGGTATCGTAAATGCTTGGCTCCTTAGAGTTTCGAGGAGGGAATGTAATAGCTGGTCCCCAGCCTGATTTCTTTGGTTTCGAAGCTTCGACCGCCGCTGCGGTTTCCTTCTTGGATTCAGCGGTAATCCAATCCTTCAACTCCTGCTTGGTGAGAAGTATGCCCGTGGGAGCCCCTCGAAGGCTCACCAGGTAGGGAGCATTGCCCCCATCTTGGGGAATCAAAACGAGATCGGCCCTGTTGTACTTGATGGGCGGGTCCTGGGCCTGGAGCTTTTCTGCAACTAAACCATCCATGGCTTTACCGAACCACTTGGCAGGGTCCATCCCCTTAGGAAGATCAGGAAGATCCTTGTTGAGATAAATCGTGTTGTTGACCTGGGTGCTAATTTCGGGGCGGGCAAAGTACTCCGCAGCCTTCTGTACGGCCTGCGTTGCATCCGTAGCCACCCCGGCACTTAGGTACGTCTCAGCGAGTTTCTTAACGGGATCTTTGACGGCAATGAGGTTCTTTTCCCCAGCGCCAAATTCTCCATTGAGGGTTTCTTTCCACCAGCGGCCCCAATTTGAAAACATAGATGTATCGGTAATCCTCTCGATCTCCACATTGACACTCTTCTGGATTGATCCCCAGATAGAAGGGGCGATGTTCCTACGGTTCTTCTGGTTGACCAGGGCAGCCGCCAGATTCACATCACCAATGCCGTTCTCACGGAGGGCTTTAATGTGGTTCAGGGTTTCGTAGTTGCGCTCACCAACAGCATCCCGGGCATAGCCATCAGACACCTGATGAATCGCTGCAAACATATCAAGGGCTTCTATGGTAGCAGGAAGGAGCTTGCCTACAGGTTTCCCGGCAGCCTCGATGTTCACCTCACCAATGTTGTTTATAGCCACGGTGACGGTGCGTTCCCACTCGGGGTTCCTGATGCCGCTTCTGATGTGCATGAGGAGCAGCTCCTGTGGAGTAATATCTGGTCTGGCAGCCTTGAATTTCTCAATGGCCGCAGTCCCGGCCTCCTGAGCTGTAATGACTCGCCCGGAGGGCGTCCGAATGTCCTGAACCGCAACACCCCCAGCAATCAAGGTCTGGGCCTGCTGGATTGCAAGATCATTCTCCCTGCTCTTCAACAGGTCCTCATCGAGCTTTGCGATCTCTCGATACTTTCCAGCTACGACAGAGTTGTTGTGGTCAATCAAAGATTGAACCGTGGCCGACCCTAGGACCTTCGCGTACTTCTCAGCATCCTTTCGGAATTGATCTTCATTCAGTTCACCTCGGCTGGCCGAAGCACGAGGGCCTGCCAGCCAGTTGTCGGCTTCAAGACGTGCGCTCTTGTCAACAACAGCTTCAGCATTCTTCTGGATGATGATAGAGTCTTGGTCCCCGAGGAGAGACCGAATGGAAGGCCCGTTATTGGGGAGCTTCGAGTTCAGGAACTTATCAAGAGCTTCCTGGTTGCCATCCCCGGCCATCGTCAAGGCAAAGCCCTTGAGGGCCTCCTTCTGCATCTGGGGATTGAGCAGGACCTTGGTGGACTTCAGCAGTTCGTACTTGGCCAGGCCTTGCTGGACCAGATCGTCAGGGGAACCCCCTTCCCTCTTGACCGTGTCATAGACAGTACCGAAAGCCTCTGAGGCATCCTGAGAAGCCTTCTCAACGAAGTTCTTGTCGAGAACCTTATTGTTGGCATCCAGGAGAGACTCGCGGACCTGAGCCCAGCGTTTGTCAAAGCCAGCTACGGCGTAGTCATCCCTCCCCTGCAGGAGTTTGTTACGCTCATCTATCAGGTACTGCTCAAGGGACGCCTGATCGGGAAACGACAGCTCCCCGCGGTTCATCTTGGAGATGGTCTCGTTAGCAGACTGGTTGAGAGCGTTCTCACCATAGATATGACTGGAAGCCGCGACAAAGGCGGGGGACTGAGAAGGCAGGATCTGCTTGTCCTGGATCGCTTTGCCCAGGGCCTCAACCGTCATGGAGTTGGCCCATTTACTGGCAGCCGCGCCTTCTCTCCTTTCGGTCTCCGCCTGAACCTTTTGGCCCAAGACATCTAGACCCTGCTGCACCGAGGGGGCTCCCAGGGCCGCAGCCAATTGGAAAGCCTTCGATGAGTTAGGATCAGCAGTTCTTGCCTGAACTGTTTGAATGTTAGGGGCTGCTGTAGTTTGCAGTGCCGCAGCACGGGGATCGTATCCCACTTGAACTCGCGCCATAAATATTCCTTAATTAAGATACGTATTTTTTAGCTGATTCACCAAGCCACCCCGCCTTGGCACTTGCAGTACCAATACGGAGTGCTGCACCCAAGTAGTCTGGCCTATCAGGTGTCTTTAGGCTGTTGATCTGACTGGCTGCGTTAAGGTCGATGTTCTGCCGCTGGTTAGCAATAGCCATGGAGCTGTTGCCGTAGTTAGTGACTACTGACGAATTGAAGCGGTTCTGCCTGGTTCCGAGGTCAGCCATAAGAGCGTCCACAGACAACCCTGAGATGCCACTCTCTCCAGAAGACACTGTGGCAGTGGACCTTGCAGCCCTTGCCGCCATATTGTTTTGTTCAAGCTGCTGAGATCCAGCCTCCCTCTCCTGCTGCTGCATGAGGTTCGTCTGGTTAATGTTGGCAGCCCGTGCAGTAAGCGTATTCTCATACTGACGTTGGTTGGCTGCTGATTGCGCTCTTGCCCCTTGAGCCTGGGAAATAACCGAAGCGCCCGTGGACGCCACAGAGGCGATGACCAACGCGGTGGCTGGGTCTACACACATATTAAATCACCTTTGAAAAACTAATGAAGTACTCCCCATCTGGACCCATAGGTTCAGGGGTTCCGAAATTGAACCCCATCCACTTGAGCCAACGAATATGCTCAGTGTTCTTGGTCCACGCTACGTTGAATAACTGACTATACCCCTCAGACATCTCCTCAAGATACCTGCTGCATTCCTTGAGGAATGGCTTGCGGATCTTCTTGAGGAGGTCCGAGGCCAACATCCAAGGGACACCCAGTCCCCCCTTCTCTCCTCCCACACCGAAGATGCAAACCACCTTACCATCGAGGAGAACCGCACGGTTGTACCGGCAGCTCTCCATGGCCCTCTGCAGAGCCTCCATGGGGGTAACCCTGGCAAGGTGCCAGATCTCGTTTTTGTCTTCTTGCCGCATAGTCACGGACAATTCGAGAATGTCTTTATGGTGTGGGGGTCTTACAAGGATATTAGGTGGGACGACTGCGCTTGACGTAGAAGCCTTCCCAGTCTGCACTGAGGAATGAACTTGGGAGTGGACTGTCATTTTCAAGGGTGATGTTGGTGCCGATGTTCTGGCTGATAATTGGAACGATGAACCGCCCTTCGCTAATACCGTAGCTCCCAAGGGTGGCTGAGGATTGTCCGAGGACCTTCCCGGAGAACACATAGTTATACGTCTCTCGGCCAGCAGGGGTTACCTTGACCTTGAAGTATCCGGCATCGTCATAGTTGAAGGCCATCTTACGCAACTGCAGGCGACCTTCGGTATCCACCTTCTGGCCTCCACCAGCCGTAGGGGTCCTGACGACAACTGTGGAAAGCTGGTAGGTGAACACATAGCGGCGACCGAACGTATAGGTCCCACCAGTGATGTTCCCCGTAACCTTCGCGTTAGTCCCATCCCAGGTCACGTTCAGGATCTCCCCGGGTTTAAGCGTTGGGTGAGTACGAACGACGAGTTGGTAGGTGCCTACGCTGGGGGTGTATCCCAAGCTGGTCAGGTTGATGTTGGTGAACCCAGAACTGAATGACACATCAGCAGAGCCAAGCTGAACCTTGCGATCCAGGTGAACGTTGTAAGGTTCGCTGGGACCAATGTCTCCCAAGGAAACCGTAGCCTTCTCCAGGAACACACCGTCGGACCTATTGATCACCAGGTACATATCCGAGCCAATGAAGTCCACATTCAGGATCGTAGAGTCAGAACCATAGGTCCACTTTGACCATGAACTCTGAAGCTTCTCATTGGCGTTGAAGAAGTACTTGTAGATATACAGGGTGGATGTATCTGCAGTAGACAATGCAACCAGGATATCCTCGTTGACAGCCGTGGCAATCTTGTAGATACCCGAGGCTATGTACTGAGGAATGTGGGCAGTGATGTCAATGGCATCGTTGGCCTGGTTGTTCACATCCGGGAAGTACTCTCGGAATGCAGAGTTGGCTCCCTTGTCCACAGCGAAGTACACATTCTTCCCCACACCTACAGGCTTGGCAATGATGTTGCAGGGGAATTCGGTCACCACATTGATGCCGATAGTCTTGGGGGACAGGATATCCCCCTGGTCAATCATGAACTGCGTCTGCTCAGAAAACAGAAGGAGTTGCTTGTTGAAGGGGACAGCATGCTTGAGAAGAGAAACCTTGGTGTGACTGGCGTTGACATCGATGGGGTCACTGTCCAGCAACTGGGTCACAGTGGTCCGCATGAAGCTGAAATACTCCCCAGCCTCAGAGAAGATCACAGCTTCATCTGCGAGAAGACCTAAGCGATTCCTGTAGAAGAAGATGTCCGACAGCGTTCGGCCAATGAATGATGGCAGAGGGTTCGACTCGGTATCTCCAACAAGCCTGGTCTTGTAGGTGGCCTGCTTGAAGGTGAAGGTGCCGTTAGACTCCCTGACTAACACATGGGGCATGGTAGACGCATCAAAGCCAGACACAATCCCAGGCTTTGGACACTCCTTCCAGACGCCAACACCAGTCGTACCATTCGTTGTTTGGAATTGTACGTAGTAGCTATCGAAGGGTGCGGTGCTCTGCTCACCGGCCCCTGTGCCTGTGATCTCTACGACAAACCCACTGACACTGGGGTTCGCAGGGAGATCGGCAAACTTCTGCAGCCGCCCTTTAATCGCCACCATCCCTCCGGAGTTAAAACCATCTTCAGTGGAGATAGTGAAATCTGTGGAGGTATTCTTGATATAGATTACCGAACCCGCAATTGAGAGGCTCCAGTTACCTGTGTTATATCCCCCAGTCACTAAATCAGTATAGAGTTGCTCTGCAATATTATCTGTAGAGATGTCATGGGTATGAGCTGCAGATGCTCCATCCGGTGTCGTAAAGCTAGCGACTAAAGTACCGTTGATATACACATTGTAATCTTTACCAAAGTTGCCAGCCTTGATGTTGATTAGGGCTTCATACGGACGGGCTGTAGTCGTCGCTGTGCCCGCAGCCGCAACCTTCGTCTTGTTCACAAGGAATGTATAGTCAGCTACGGTCACTGCAGAGAAGGCCGTGGAGGGTGTTGTGGCATTCAGGTAGACCTTGCCATTGGGAAAGGCCACGGTCTTCTCGACACCGTTGATATCATAGACCTTCAGATCACCGTTGGTCAGAACCGTGATATACCGTTCTGCTGAGTCACGGTTGATCGTGTGGATGAAGCAGTTACCCAGAGGTGTGCTCTGGATCTTCTTGAGGTGCTTCGTGGGTGGACGCTTCTTCAACCCCTGAGAGACAGTGGAAAGGCCATTCTCTTGGACTTCGCCCTGCGAGATCAGTCGAAGAGTATAGGGTTGCTGCGAGACACCGTTGACAAAGTTAGGGATTGACGAAGAGATTAGTGCCATAGTTTAACGATCAATAATCCGCATCACGGAGTAATTGCCTGTGAGAATGTTGTAGTCTCCCGTCCGTGCCTCATAACGACGCATCGAGCGCAATGCCGCAGCCTCGTCTTGGGCAGTAAAAGAGCCGAGCACGTTAGAGCCAACCACCCGCTGCTGGAATACTCTGGCAGCACGGACGGTAATGTAGTGACGAGCCGCCTGGGGCATCTCATTGAACTCCAGGAGAATCGTGAGATCAGCTTTAATGTCCTGCTGAAATTGGTAGGTCTTGTTCTTGCGGTCGTAGAGGCGGTTGCCGCGAATAGCTACATCGATATCGTTGCGGTCATACTCTGAGGCATCAACCTCAATGCAGTTTGCTGGGACATAGATTTCCTTCGTGTCAACCGAAGGGGTAAGGACGAACTCGTAGTCCGTATTGAAATGCCAGCCCTCCTCCTGAACCTGAACAGAGACTTCAGCCAGGATCGAACGGGCGGTAACAGCATCGACTACGCCAGCCGCAGCATCAAGGGAGTTGATGGGGGACTCGCCGATGGTTCCCAACATAATGTTGATAGCATCTAATTCAGATGTAAGGGAAAGGGTCATGGGTCATTCTCAAAATTAAAGTGAGGGGGATGTTTAGTCCCCCCCAGAAAGAACGTCACGTAGGTGTGGCGTTTAATTCCCACTAATCCAAGCATCCTGATATTCATCAGCATATGCTTGGAGCTGTGCTACCAGGTTTCCACCAATATCCTCGCACACAAGGGTTTGGTCAAACTGCTGGTCCGCGAATTCAACACGCACTGTATAGTACGGCTGAGATTCCAGTAGGATTGTGCAGGTAGCCATTTTTACACCGTGCGCGAGAGTTTGACTTTGACCTGACCTGCAGCAACTGCAGTTGTGTCACTGTCCAGGACGCCACCCGTGATCGCAATGCCAAGTCCAAGCGGGAACCGGTAGCCGATGAATCCCGGGGAGAGCTCTGCAACTCCAGGAATTCCACTAACTGATGCCGGGAGGGCGATAATCATTTCGGGAACATCCGTACCAACGGTTGGTGCCGTGGCCTTGTTGTAGAGCTTCACATAGGCCGCTACTGTACCAATGTTGGTAGCGTATAGAGCCTGCAATCCGCTTGTTCCGGTGGAGACGAGCGAACCATTGGTCGATGCCACAGAGTTGATGAAGATAGGCGTGGCAGGAGCTGCAGGAGTACCCGCCGTGGTGACGGTACCAACCGTGGTGACGGTACCAACCGTGGTAACAGTACCGCTGGACACAGTCACTGCACCAATAGCTGCCGTACTTGCCACCAGCCGGGCGCCAATGGCCTGACCTTCAACAGTTTGTCCCCGGCCTGCAGTGATCTCAGCAGTGAGTTCAGCATAGTCCTGGCAGTTCGAGAACTGGAACTGCATGGTCACAGCCGTAGGTGCAGAAGCCAGCGCAACACGGCCCGAGCCTAAAACATAAGTTCCAGCAAAGGTGGTTCCAGTCAGCTCGATAGTGTTAGCGTCCACTACCGAGATCGTGTAGTTTCCACGGACCTCTGCAGCACCGTTCAACACACCATTCAAAGACTCAACCCATACCTGAGGCGTACCTGTGTAACCGTGGGCAGCGGAGGTAAGGCGGATGACACCTCCCGTACCTGCAACAGCTCCCGTGATGCTACGCCAAGCAGCGTGGTTCATCGAACGAATGCGGAGCTTATAGACAGAAGATGGATCAGGAATCTGCTGGTGACGAACGTAGCTATTGGTACGACCAGTGGTGGAATCAATAGTGCGGCTGTGGAAGTAAGCCTCGTCAGAGAAGGGTTCCAATTCCAGGATGGAGTATGTGGCTGTGCTTACGATTGTAGTAGCAGTAGACGCCAGGGGAACAAGGCCTCCGTTTTGCACGTAGTACAGCATCTGGGTAGCAGTGGTTGAAGCTGCACCCCCAATGTCCAGCTGGATACAGTGGCGTCCATCTGGAATCCCTGTACCTGGGTTCACAGACACCGCTTCGATGATCTGATGGTTTGATGCATGGCGCGTGTTCTGGACGCCAAACATGGCCCTGAAGGGGATCGTGAAGGTTTCCTTAGAGAGCATCTCAACGAAACCGCCAGCAGTAGTGCCAGAGGAGACCGTAAGTACGCCGCCTGAATTAGCTGCAGTTGATCCGCCGCTCTGGACAAGATCCCATACTTCTTCGATGGGACGGGTGAAGCTGTCTCGCCACTTTTTCTGGACCGACTTGACCTTGAACATCTCGTCCGCGGGATCATACCCAGGCTGTGGAGTCCAATCTGGGAGATCAATGCTTACCACGGAGTTCAGTGCGGGGGCGGAAGCCAGGGTTACGGAGACGGCATCTTGAGCCGCAATAGGGACCGCCACGCCGTTAACCGTGACTGACACGGAGCCGGTGTGGGCAGGGACACTGAAGCGCGTCGTTACGCCATCACCAAATCCACTGATTGAAGACATATAATATAATCCTATAAAAAAAAGGGTCACCCTAAGTTAATAGAGTGACCCTAGTATTGTGCCTAGATTAGGCGGTCTTCAGTTCAACAGCGCAAGCAGGACGAAGGACGCCATGGCCCATCGCGTACTTAGCGACCATCAGGGTGCCCTGACGGCGGATGTCGTACTCAGATTCCATTGCCAGATCCAGCAGCTTGACGGTACCGACAGCTTCCTTGGTAGCAACCACACCGACGGTGTTGGTGAATGCACCGGCGTACTTGTTGCCAGTGCCAGCTTCCAGAGTGCCGTTGGCAATCGTGAGGCCGAAAGGAGCGTGGGTCGTCTTGACGATCTCGATGCCCGCAACACGCAGCACCTTGCCATCGCTATAGACGCCAGCACCGCCCCAATCCTTGTTCATGATCTTGGTGTTCTGAGCAAGCAGGTAGTAAGCAGCGGGGTTCAAGAAGGCAGTGCGACCATCTTCGGTCACATTGTTCTCGTCCAGCTTCTGAGCGGCCTTGAACAGTGAGCCAACCAAGGCCTCACCAGTCGCGTCCGAGAGCATGGTAGCGGAAGTCACCGAGCCACCAGCGGGATCGCCGGTAACAGGGGCAGAGCCACGGGCAGCCAGGATAGCCAACTGCAGGAGCTGCTTGTCCTTGGCATAAGCCAGGGCGCGGCCGATCTGCTCGCTGTACGGGGCACGAACGTCATAGTGGTTCATGGCCTCGTCGATGTTGGCGAGGAAGGCGTGAGAGATCAGCAGATCGTCAATGGTCAGCACGATCTCGTTGTGAGGAACGGTCAAGCCGTTGATCTCAGCACCAGGAACATGGTACTCGGCGGAAATCTTGCCGAGAATAGGGAACTGCTTCCCTTGTTATCTCCAATTGCTTGGAGTGTCGGACTATACCTTAATCCATTCGATAGCGCGGTTAAGCGCAGTCGGGCAGTCTTTGAATAAGCCTAAGCCTGTATTGCAGTTTGTACATAGTAGCCCACGGATCTGACCAGTTGAATGGTTGTGATCCACAGCGAACCTCTTGTACCTTTTTGAATACAGTCTTGATTGACATATTCCACACTTGCCATCCTGTGAGTGATACATCTCCCAGTACTGAGATTCAGTGACTCCAAGCGACTTCTCACGGGTCTTGATGATCCTGCAGGATTTGCAGTGTGAATCAAGGCGACCGTTGAAGTCTTTCTTGTAGTACTCAGTTTCTGGTTTGCTGATGTTACAGCAGTCACAGGCTTTTGTGGATTCTCCGTGTCTAGTCTCTACACCTTCTCGCGTACTGCGAAGTCTTGGCTCGGTATTGCCCACGTGGGGTTTCACCGAATTTACGGAGTGATTAGAGTCGGCCCAGTTCATATTGTGAATGGGTCAAGCCGACTTGCCGGAAGAAATCGAACGCTCCATGAAGCGGCCTGCCGTAACAGTAGCCTCTTCGAAAGCAGTCAGAACTTCACCAGCGAAAACTTTAAGGAACAGAGCCTTGACGTCGCCGGTCGTATTTGCCTGACCGGAACGGGAAACAGTAGCATTAGCCATTTTAAATATATCTCGTGTAGAGTTAAGAAAGGTTGAGCAACCTCCTAGAACCCGACACACATTCACACAGAGTTGTCCACCGCAGCGGGCTAAGGTCGTGTAATCAGTTCTTAGAATTGCAAGTCCACCGCAAAGAATGCAGTGTGGAACATCTTAAATACTACAGAGAGGTGCCGGTCTCTTCCCGGCTGTCAGACGTCTTTCCGTGACGACAACGTTCCTAAGGTAGTAGGATCTATTAGTCCTTTGAGAAAATCCCAACCAGACCAGCAAGGCCAGTGCCTGCGGTCACGATGGGGGTAATCATCTCAGGAGCGATGCCAACACCAAGAGATGTCAGCAGCAATATAAAGCCTCTCCAAGTAGACGCTTCTTGGAGGCGTTCAATAACGTATTTCATAGTTGTCCTTAGATTACATTTGATCGTGCCAACTTGGACTGGACCTTTGCACGGAATGCAGGGTCTGCCTTGTACAGCGGATCTTTCATGGCAGCGGTAACCTGCGCCATGGATTCATATACATCACCAGTACTGCCCGCACTCTGGCCACCCAAGAGACGCTTAGGGTCTGACCCATTCGCCCTCTCGAACTTGGCCCCGAGGCCCAGAGCAGCCAGCTTGGCCTGATCCGCATTACCCGAGGACACTGCAGCGTTGTACGCAGCGATCTCCTGAGGGGTCAGGCTGGCCTTGGCCCAGGCGGTGATCTCAGAATACTTCTCTGCGCCACCTACCTCAGACATGATGTCAGTCTCGAATCGAGCTGCTACTGCACGTTGGCCGTCAATGTACTGGTCAACGATCTGGCGGGAGTAACCTGCCTTGCTCAGCTTCTCATAGCTCTCTGCGGACAGCTCACCTCTCTGGGCGAACTCAGAGGAGAAGTCCTGGAGATCCAGGCCCTTGTCTGCCAGAGCAGCCTGTGGATCAGCGGGAGGCGTAACTGCAGGATCTACCGCAGGAGGATCGGCAGGCTTAGCCTTGCCCAGCTTGGACTCCAGTTCGGCGTAGGCCTTGGCCATATCCTCAGGAGACTTGAACTTCTCCGGGAGCCACTGGGGGCGATCCTCAGGGGGAGTACCTTCAGTTCCCTCGATGGGAGGATTGGAGGCCGCATCGACCTTATCAATCATCTTCTGATCATGATCCTCCGGGGCAGCCGGGGGAGTACTCTGAATAACTACAGTATCAACCATTGGTTTCCTATTAGTAGTCCGTCAAAATAACGCCGTTGGCAAATACGCGAACGGCTCTTGCTTTAGGATCTACTGTAAATTTAATTTTGTCTGCACCCTCACCAAAATACTCGATCTTGGGACCCCCAGAATCCTTAGGAATCTTAGGGGGTTTAGGGGCAGCACTAGCTGGGTTAGCGTTAGCCACCAGGTGCTCCTTGTGTTTGTTGGGCTTGGTTAGCCATGTTCTGCTTCAGCAAGGCTCCGCCTTGATTGATCACTGGGGTCATGGCCTGCTGCATCATTGCCATCTGTTGGGCCTGCTGCTGTTCTGCTTGGAGCTGTTCAGCGGACTTCACAAGGCCCTTCATGTCGATACCGAGAGAGGTGCCAAGACGCTTCAAAGCATCCTCACGATTGATCTCGGGGGGCAGGTTGGCCATCAGTGCAGCAGCCTGGAAGAACGCCTGCAACTTGGTCATGTCATTGCCACGTCCAAGGGCCTCAATGCCAGTCACTATGACAGGCCTGACGGTACCCTTAGGCAGCACCGGCATCTTCTTCTTGCGCTCCATGGAGAACATGATGCGGGTGACCATCGGCAACTGCATTTCCTGCGAGAGGATCGAGTAGATACCACCAAGAGCTGCTTCCAACTCGTTGGCCATGTATCGGATCTCTTCGGCAGTCACTCGATCACCGCCACGCTGAATTGAAGAGTTCAACAGGAAGGCAAAGGCAAGGCGTTCCTCGATACGGGTTGCTGTCTCCAGAGCCACACGGAAGTCGTTAAACTTGTTGAGCTGGAGGACAGTCACATCCTGATCGTTTCCTTCAATGATGGCACCGTTGGCAGCTTCAGCAATGCTCTGTTGGCTGGTGGTCCCATTAGGGTTGACCATGAACAGAACCTTGGCTGCAGCGGCAGAGCCTTCAACGATGGATTGGGACAGACCTTCGAGAGACTTAATGTCACCGAGGTATTCTTCCACATAGGATCGGCCATAGTTCTCACCGTCCACCTTAGTGAACCGCACGGGAATCCATGGAGACTTGTCCTTGGGGTAGGTGCCTTCAGAGCCGGGAACAACAGCACCTTTGATCTCTTGATAGACCTTCCACTTACCGTCTTCGAGATGTACGTGGGTGTACAAATCCACGTCCTGTTTACCGGCACTCTTCTTCTCTTGGCCATCCTCCCCCTCGAACATCTCACGGATGTCCTTGGGAAGTGCGTCTTCTGCAATGCACTCTTTGACCAGCAGGTCCAGTACGTTGCCCATAGGGTCACGTCGAACCACATACTTCTCAAGGGGGAACACTCGCATACCCCCCTCATCGGGGAGATACAGAAGGGCGTTACCACCAACCAAGAGATGCTTCATGGCTTCAAAGCCAGACACCCGGATTGCACCGGATTCGATCTCGGACTGGACGGAGCGTTCAATCTTGTTCAGGCCTTCCTCGACATCGGCCCTCATGCCTTCCTGCTGTGTCATCTGTTCCAGAGTGAAGTCATCAATCTGGAGGCGGAAGAACGGGGAGTTGGGAGGGAGAAGGGCGAGGAGGAGCTTAGAGGCCAGGTTGTTCACCCCGCGGGCACCAATGCCCTGATATGGAGTGTAATACTTGGTACCGCTGGAGTGCCCATCAGGGGGAATAAGGGTGGGGATTGTGTACTTGGAACAGTCCCTGGCGCGGTCCAAGAAACTCTGGCGGTCATCTGTTGAGAGCCGCTCGTATAGACTGGCTGCCGATACCTTCTGCTCGTTTTCGTTCTTCTCGTCCATTGACTTCCTTAAGAGGGAATGTTCAGGCCGCTACCAGACGAGCCGGTGTCGGACAGAGTGCGATCAATGCGAAGAGCACCACGACCACGGTTAGCCGCCAGCAAGCCAGCATCCGCTCGATTGCTTCCTTCTGCAGGAGCCACAGTCGCCAACGGAGATACAGGAATTGCAGGAGCTGGGGGCGGAAGTGGGGGAGGAGCTTTAGGGGGGGAAAGGCACATAATTCATTTCTCTAAAATGTTCTGGTTCTGTAAATCGAACTGGTGTCGGAGAAGGCGAATAACCCGAACCTCTCCCTGTCTTTGCAGATACTGGTCAATAGTAGTACCGTTATCAGGCATTCTGTCAGGAAATCGTTTCTCCAACTCCGTGAGTAATTCTTTATCTACTAAAGGAAACCTTAAGTTATCCATAGTCTTCCAATTGGGCAACCATTAAATGCCAACCTTATCGAACGCTTTGACCCACATGGCGCATATATCGCTTCTTACAATATCGTCCACAGTGAACTCAATGTGAGGGACAGGCAGGGACTGTTTCTGGATCATCTTCAGGACAGTGAGCAACCCGGAGTCAGCCTTGAGGTCAGACTGCTTGATGTCTCCGTTGATCACCACCTGACTTTCATCTCCGATCCGGGTGAGGAACATCTTCATTTCTGAAGGGGTAGTGTTCTGTGCCTCATCGAGGATCACGAAAGCGTTGTGAAAGGTTCGCCCCCGCATGACCTCAAAGGGGACGATGTCAATGGAACGCTTCTTGGTCGAGGTCTCAAAGGCCCCAGGACCCAGGTGCTGCTCGATGACATCGGTGAAGGGGATCACCCAGGGGGCCATCTTCTCCTCCATGGTGCCAGGGAAGAACCCCAGCGATCTACCTGACGGGACGTTGGGACGGGTCAGGATGATCCTCTCGACCTTCCCCGCAGCAAACAGTCGGGCAGCCCAGGATGCGGCGATGTAGGTCTTGCCCGTTCCTGCGCTGCCTGTGACGATCACCTGTGGGGAACTCTTGAGAGCCTCCATGTAGGCAGCCTGTTTGTCGTTCTTAGGGAGAAGAGGGATTGAGCCCGTCGTCTCCTTTGCACGGTACTTACTGTTTCGTTTGGTAGTCATTTAGTCGTTGGCCCAGACATCCGCCCAAGATCCGCTCAGTGCACCCTTGGCATATTCTGTAGCTCTGTTCTCAAAGAAGTTAGTGTGCTCAACGCCATTCAAGATCCAATCCAACCATGGAAGGGGATTGTCCTTGACCTTAAAGTTCCCTCGCAGGCCCAGCGAAATCAGACGCCGGTCAGCTACGTAGCGGATATATTGCTTCACCTCTTCAGGGGTGAGGCCTTGAATACCTCCTTGTTCAAAGGCCAGATCAATGAAGTTGTCTTCCAGCCGGACCATCTCCCGGGCGATATCATAGATGTCCTTCTTGAATTCGTCGGTGACAACTTCAGGATGCTCATCCACAAATGCTCGGAACAGCTTGATCATCCCCTCCACATGCAGGGACTCATCACGGATCGACCAAGTGACGATCTGTGACATCCCCTTCATCCGGTTGAACCGGGAGAAGTTCAGTAGGATGACGAAGGAGGAGAAGAGCTGGAGGCCCTCACCAAAGGCACTGTAGGTAGCCAGCGTCTTGGCGATCTTGGACTTGTCTGAACCCTTGGTGTCGAAGCCAGCGAAGTAGTCATGCTTCTCTGCCATCTCCTTGTAAGCAGTGAAAGCAGCGTACTCGGCCTCAGGCATCCCCACCGTATCCAGAAGGAGGCTGTAGGCGTGAGCATGAACAGCTTCCATGGCTGCAAAGGAGGTCAGCATCATGCGGACTTCTGGGGGTTGGAATACAGGCAGGAACTTATCAATGTAGCCTGCGGCAATATCCACATCCCCCTGAGTGAAGAAGCGGAAGATCTGGGTCAGCAGGTTCTTCTCTTCCTTAGAGAGCTTCGTATTCCAATCCACGACATCATCGTGAAGAGGGACTTCCTCAGGCAACCAGTGCATCTGGTTCTGAGCCTTGTAGGCCTCAAAGGCCCACGGATACTGGAACGGTTTATAATTAGTACGGGGTACAAGCAGGGACATATCAACCTTCGCAGGATAAACAGCCCTCATAGTCATTCAGAGCGGACCGGGCAATCTTTGTTGAGACTGTCTCGGCACGTCGAATGGCTTCGGAGCGTAAATAGTATAGGGACTTCAGGCCCTTCTTCCATGCACGGAAGTGTACATGGTGAAGCAGGGTGACGTCGGCATTGGCAGGGAGGAACACATTTACACTTTGCGCTTGGCAGATGTACTCTTGTCGTTCGGCTGCATGATCTACAATCCATCTCTGGTCAATCTCGATGGCGGTCTTGAACACGCCCTTTTGGGTTTCGTCTAGGAACTGCAGATGTTGCACAGAGCCCCCATTGGTAATGATCGAGGACCACACCTCGTGTGTGTCCTTACCCATCTCAGCGAGCACCCTAGTCAGGTACGGGTTCTTCACCAGGAAGGAGCCAGTCTTGGTCTTCGCGGTGTAGGCGTTGGCCCGATACGGTTCGATGGATGGAGAGGTATCCCCGCAGATGATCGATGAGGATGCGTTGGGAGCAATCGCCATCAGGTGCATGTTGCGGACAGGATCGTTCAAGCTGGAGTCAGGAGCAGCTCCTCGTTCCTTCGCTAGTTCGCGGGTGGCTTGTGAAGCGTGCTCTTTGATGTGCTTGAAGATCTTGTGGTTGATACCCACGGCCATCGGGGAGTCAAACGCCAGCCCATAAGACTGAAGGAGGGCGTGGAAACCCATAGCGCCAAGACCAATACTGCGCTCCTGACTTGCCGAATAAACCGCCTTCGAAAGTTCTGGCGGCGCACTTGCAATGAAGTAGGACAAGACATTATCTAGAAACCTCACTAGGTCTTTAATGAACTGAGGGTTGTCCTTCCACTCATCCCAGGTCGCCAGGTTCACGGACGACAGGCAGCACACCGCGGTGCGCTCATCGTTGGTCGGAAGGGTGATCTCGGAGCAGAGGTTGGACTGGTGAACAGCCAGGCCCAGTTGCTTCTGTGACTCAGGGAGTGCCCGGTTGGAGGCATCGATGAAGTGGATGTACGGCTCTCCAGTTTGCATCCGCATATCAAGGAGGCGCTGCCACAGGTCACGAGCCGGGAGGGTTTTCACGACCACCTTGGAATGGGGGTCAATCAGGTCCCAATCTGCCCCACGCTCTACTGCCACCATGAAGGCATCCGTGATGTTCACCCCATGGTGGAGATTCAGGCATCGGCGGTTGGAGTCACCACCTGAGGGCTTGCGCATCTCCAGGAACTCTTCGATCTCCGGGTGGGAGATGTCGAGATAGGCAGCATAGGAAGCCCGCCTGGTCACACCCTGAGCAAACGCAAGAACCTCCGCATCTACAACCTTCAGGAAAGGAATGGCACCAGAAGAGCGGCTGCCTCCGGACGTGTTGACACCGTTGGAACGGACCCTACCCCAGTAGCCACCAATGCCTCCTCCCATGGAGGACAGCCAGGCGTTCTCTGTGTAGTGCCCCGTCAGCCCACCGCGGCTATCCGGGACGAAGTTGAGGAAACAAGAGATGGGCATCCCGCGTTTTGTTCCTCCGTTCGAGAGTATGGGGGTGGAGAACATGAACCACAGCTTCGAGGCGTAGTCATAGATTCGCTGGGCCATTTCGGGGCTGTCCGAGAAAGCCTCGGCTGCACGGGCGAAGGCATCCTGAGGGGACTTCTCGCCATCAGCGAAATAGCGGTCAGCCAGTGTGGTGATACCAAACGGAGTGAGAAGGCTATCTCTGGAATAATCAATCTTAACGGTCGTCACCATTGCCTTGTATTGTGTTGTTGGTTTTTCGATTTGACAGCTTCTCGATGTTGCCGACAGCAATATCCTCTAGAGTAAAGTTGTAGTCACTTGCGACTGCCGTAAGGCACCACAGGATATCTCCAAGTTCTTTCTTGGCCTGTTGCAGATAGTCGCTCTTGGCCCCATCACGGATAGCTTTTGCTTCCAGCGACATCAGCTCTCCAACTTCCCCTGACAGATTCATCAGGGCGTAGAGGGCGTTAGCTGAAGGCAGGCGGAACCTCAGCGCCCCATGCATGTATTCATTCAGGTGCATAGATTTCCTCGTAATTCTCAATGAGATATTCAAGGTAGTGCTTGGCTTTCTCCAAGTCCTCGACCTTGCCCTTGCCCTTGTGGCGCAGGGCATACTTGACAATGTTCCCTTCCCAGTAGTTCAGATCCCAAGCACGTATAATATCCCACGGTTGAATAGGGTTGAAATAGTGGGTGCCACCTACCTGATGGTGGGATTTATCTTCCTGCGAGTCAAAGGATATAGCGGGGAATGAAGCGAGCGGGTCGCCAAAGATGTGGTTCAAGTCGGAGTCCATAAAATGATTTTCTTCTGAATGTCGTCGTAGTCAGTTGCCCGAAGGATACGCGCAACACGGGCCTGGGTAAGAGCCTCTTCTTCACCGAACCCTGCCTTTTCGTAGGCAGCGACAACGTGCTTCCAATAGATCTCCTTGAGCTGCTTGGGGTTGGCCCATGGGGTACCCTCATCAAGAGCCTTCTGGAGGATCTTCTCGGCACCCACAGGTCCCACCCCTGGACAGCCTGCATAGCCATCCGAGGTGTCCCCCGTGAGGGTCTGGATCATGTGCCACTTGTCAGCCTGGTGCTCAGTGATCTCAAAGAACTCATCGCGGCCAAAGTTGTAGTGCTTACCGGGGATCGTTTTTAGATCCTTGTCGGTTGTGCAAATGATGAACTCACGGGCAGGGTCTAGTTTACTCTTGGTGGTCGCCCAGATACCAAGAACATCATCACCCTCAAGAGTTGGGATGCTGATGCAGCCGTACTTATTGGCATATTGCCTGACCCATTTGAGAAGCATGGGCTTACGGGTCTCTGCACGGTTGCCCTTGTAGGTAGGCAGGACATCCTTGCGCCAGTTCATGGAGTCCGAGAATGCCAGCAGGAAGTTGGCTGCCTCGACCTTCTCAAGGACCCTGTTCAGGGAAGTCTCGAAGGCCAGGGCAGCTTCCTCCTCGAAGGCGTGAAGGGTCCACAGCCCCTCCCCCCAGTCAGTAGCTTTCTCACTTACTGCAGCGGCTTGGTAGGCTAGGATGTCGGCGTCGATGAGAGCAGTGCGCAAGTCTTTTCCTTTGGTTCAATGTTCATTAAAAATTCCCAAGAGGTTGGAAATAACTCACCCATTGTGTCGGATACCAATTGAGCAATCTCTCTGGTTTCCTTCTGGGTATGGGAGTCTAGTCGCAGGGAACACATCCTAGCCCAAGCGTAGAGGGTGCCACTCCAGATCCACTCGGTCATGGTGTTCTGAGGGAGAACCATCCGTGCCTGCTCAGCACAGACACCTTCCATCAACAGGATTTTGTAAGTAGCCAGAGCATCTTCTGAAGCCCTCTCAGCAAACTGCGGTGAAATGTCTGCAGCCTCATCACTGGACCCCTGCTTCACATTGGCTGCTGCCTTGCGCCACACCTCTGGGATGTAGAACTCAGGATCATCATTGACGTAGCGCCTGCTCACCTCGTTCCAGCTAAAGCCAACCGTGTGCTTCACGAGTTGGCGGGCCACGAAGATCGGAGCCTTGACGCGGAAGGATGCTGAGCAATGAGCGAAGGGAGACCAGTGGTTATGCTTGGCCAGGTACTTGATGAGTCCCCGGTCAGTTGTTTGGTCAAACTCGTCGTGCTCTTTGGCAAAGCTAACCCGGGCTGCATTCACAACGGTCAGGTCTGAACCCATATGGTCCAGAAATTCAACACTCATGTCAGCAATATTCATCTTACTCCTTGGTTAACTCTGTAGTACTGGTGGTGGAAATGACGGCAATGTATTCTGCTACGTGGGGATTTTCCACGAGAACTGAGGACAGTCCTGTGGCCAATCTGTGGGTGATCATCTCTTCGTCTACTTGGCCCATCATGATGCGCATGTAATACATGATCATGTGGATCACTTCGTGCAGGAAGGTGTCCATCTCTTCGACGGGGGTCAGGCCTTCCAAAATTCGGATGCGTTGTTCCTTGGAATAAAAGTCACCAAAGGCATCAGATCCCCATGGGCCTTCTTCAAGAAACTGCACCGAGATATTCCGGCCCATGAACACCAAGTTCTCTGGGCGATACACCTTGTGATCTAACAGTTCTTGAGCTTCGTCCTGCTGTTCAATAGCTTCATTCATAGAAATCCTTCTTCACGGAGAAGTCCCAGACCCCCCTCCGTTATTCGCCATATACGCCCGTACTGGTGTGGGGCTACTTTTGTTGTGATCAAACCAAGACAAGCCAGAGCGGCAATCTCTTGGTCGAACTGTCGCGCCGTGCCTGACTGGAGAGAAAGGCCACTGCGGTAAACCTTATGAAGAAGTTCGGTTCGGTTCATATCAGTGCGTGTCTGCCCATGTTTTTCCAACCTTGGACTCCCCTGCGGTAGGGCAGCGGAAACCGAAATAGTCCCCTGCTTTCAGGACGCAATCCTCAGCCATCTTGCGGACAGCCGCGGCAATCTCTGGGGATCTGCAGGCAATCTGGCACTCGTCGTGAGACCATGCACAGAAGGCGTAGTCACCGTCCCATCCATGCTTGAGGCCTGCAGCCTGTAGGTGTTCCTCCAAGAGGACCAGCCACTTCTTGCAGACCAATGCCCCAGCACTCTGCAGGAGAGTGTTCAGTGCAGCGTGTGAGCTGCGAACGTGAATGTGCCTTCCGTCCAGCCCAACAAGGTAGCCTCGTTTAGCAGCTCCTTGAACGGCTTCGACAAGTCGTCCGAGGGCGGGCAATGAGCGTAGAAACTTTTGCTTGAGCTTCCGTCCCTCACTTGCAGCTCCACCAGTAATGGAACCAATCTTTGCGTCACCTGCTCCGTAGAGGAATGCATAAATAAAAGTCTTTGCTTGGTTACGGGTTAATAGGCCAGCGGCTTTCTGGTTCTCCGTGTGGATGTCTCCACCCAACAGGATCTCCGCGTACTTGCCTCCATCCCACTTGGCCATGAAGTGGGCCAGGCACCTAAGCTCTAGGCCAGAAGCATCAGCCCCAACCAAGAGCCAATCAGCAGGCACAGTGAATAGCTCCCTACACTCAGGCCCGTAAGGAGAACCAGAAGAAGGCACTTGAGAAATATTTGGGTAGCTATGCGTAGCACGTCCAGTGACTGCTCCATTCGGGTTAATCGATCCATGGATCTTGCCTTTCTTTTCGCACTTCATCCAAGCCTGGCCTCCCTCATTAAGCTGAGAGATGCGCTTCTGGACCAACAGGTATTCTGTGAGCTGCTTGCAGGGTGGGTAGCTGAGTTTCCCCAGCACCACTTCGTCCACCATGGGCTTGCCACCCTCAGTGAAGTCTGCAGGTTTCCACCCGTATAGTGTGATCAGCCTGTCTGCAATGTGATCACGAGACGAGGGGTTGAACTCCACTGTCTTGATCTTCTTGACCGGGACACCCTTCTTGTACCCGAGGGTCTTGTTGTCACGAGCAGGCACGAAGTCGGGGAGCGGTACCTCCCAAGAGCCGAAGTACTCTTTGAGTTCCCTCTCCAGCTCCCCTCTCCGTTGGACCAGGGTGCCCAAGAGTTCAGCGGCTTTCTTCATATCGAAGTGGAAGCCGTTGCGTTCCTGCTTAGCCATGAGCCAAGCCACTTGGTGCTCTAGGTCCAAAGACTGCTGAGCGTAGTCCTTGTCGATGATCTTCTGGTACAGGGATGCGGTGACCTCTACGTCTTGGACGCAGTAGTCAAGCATCTCCTGAGAGAACGTCTCCCAGCCCCCCGAGTAGTCACCCTTGTAGTTGCCCAGGCGATAGCCCCAAGCAGCCAGTGAGTGAGACCCGAAGAGTTTGCCGGGGAGTTTCTCCTGCTTGAGGAGGGCAGTGTCTGTGTCTTTGATGTTGGCCCAGATCAGTCGCGTGGCAACTAGAGTATCGAAGACCTTAGACTGGTCTACAGTGAACCAAGGGTAGAGCTTCTGGATCACAGGGATGTCGTACTTGATGACGTTGTGGCCTGAGAGTGTTCTCTCCTCAGCAGCCCAAGCCATGAGGTGCTTCAAACCCTCCTCAATCTTATCAACCCAAGTGTGTACTGAACCAGTCTTCAGATCTTTCACTGCCAAACAATGGATCTTCGTAACTTCATCCAGCAATCCATCTGTTTCCAAATCGAATACAATTGCCACGCTGTCCCTTTCGACTAGCTAAAAATTTTTCGAGCTAAATTATTTGCCCATCACGTACCGAGCGTAACGCTGGCCGGTCACCGGGTGCTTCTTATGCTGGGTCTCGATCTGAAACCCTTCGTCCCGCAGCTCGCTGATACGTTTGGTCAGGGACTGGATCGAGTAGTCGATCAGTGCCTCACGCTGCGAAATGCTGCCGGTGCGATAAAGGTGGTGAAGGATAATGTCGTTCTGTGTCATGGCTTCTTTCACTCAGGAAATGTATTCTGGCGGAACTACGTACAGGGGGAACTCAAGGAACTTCGTATGTGCGGTGAAGCGTCGAGCGGCGTAATTCTGGTGTGAATTCTCCAGCAAGACGGTCGGAAGCTTATCGGCGTTTGGTGACAGGTTGGCAGATCGAGGGGGGCTTTGTGACCAACGGACAATTTCGGCGTATTCCTCCGGCGTAACCAAGATGTGGGCCACCTCACGGTGGTTCCTTTTGGCGTCATCAATGCGTTCGTAAATCTCGTCGATTACGGTTGGCTTGAGAACAACTTTCATTAAAACTCCGAGTTAGTTTCGTCTTTGAAATCACCAGAAGTCTCTGAGAGACGACCAGTGTCACGATTATACAGTAAGTACCCGGCCTCCCCTGTCTCACCACTAAAGCGGTTCTTCAGGATACGCAGAGTTGTTACGTTGGGGTCCTCACCTTGCTGGTTACGCTCAAGGCCAATGACCATGTCGCTGAGTTGCCCGATAGCTGCTGAGCCACGGAGCTGAGACAGTGAAGTCTTGGCCCCCTCCTCATGCCCTTTGCCATCCGAAGGACGCTTAAGGTGTGACACGAGGAACATCCCTACCCCAGTCTCTTCGACCAGGGTACGCAAGGAGGTCATCGCATTGTCTATGAGTCTGCGCTCGTCGCCATCCCCAAGGCCTGAAACTACGATGCTGAGATGGTCGAGAACAATCCAGCCACAACCACACCCACGAGCAAGGAAGCGAACACGGGAAACCAGATTTTCAATGTCACTGGAGCCAAAGTGGTTGTATAGAAATACCTTCCCAGACCCGACAGTGCTGTCAAACGCTCTCTTAATATCAACTTCATCTACACCCTCTCTGCTCAAATGGAGCGGTTTGTTAAGTTCAATACCCATGAGACCCAGTGCAGTGCGCTTTGGGTTCTCCTCTAACATGATCATTCCCACTGTCTCACCAGACTTGATGAGGTGGTGGGCGATCTCTCGGACTATGGCTGACTTACCTACACCTGAGCCTGCAGTCATGGTCACCAGCTCACCCTTGCGAGCACCGTGAGTGATCTTGTTGAGTCCTTCCCAGGGATAGGCTACCGAAGGAATCACCTCGTTGGAGGAGACCTCAGCCCAGAGATCTTCACCTGCCAGGATACCATCAGGGCGGTAGACCTTGGCGTTCCACATGGCTGCAACAATCGCCTCAGGCTGGCCCTTCTGGAGGCACTCATTGGCATCCTTGAAGGGCAGCGTGGCGATCTTGGCCTTGCCAGGTTCGAAGAGCTGCACACACTCGGCGGCAGCTTCCTTTCCAGGCTCATCCATGTCGAACATGAAGATGACTTCTTCGAACTTGTTGAGGTACTCCAAATTTTTGGCAATGGATTTTTTTGCACCACTGGCACCGTTAGGTACAGAGACCACTGGCCACTTGTTGCCCTGAACCTGAGAGACTGTCATGCAGTCGATCTCACCTTCAGTGACAATGATCTTCTTGCCTGAGTTCCAGAGCTGAGATCCGAAGAGACACGCAGACTGGCCCTTGGTATCCCCTAGTACCGGGAAGTCCTTACTGGGGGTACGGATCTTTTGGGCAATAAGGGTTCCACTCGCATCGTAGTACGGGGCAATCTGGGCAGTGCGCCCTTGGTACTCTCCAACCTGGTAGCCAAATTTCCTGCAGGTGTCCTCGCGGATACCTCTCTTGATCAGGTCTTGGTATGACCCAGAGATCAATCCTCGTTCCTTCTTTTCGGTCTGAACTGGTGCGTCCGTGCATGTACCGTCACCCTTGACGTGTGTGTTGCAGGCAAAGCAGAACTGGTGATTGTCCGAGTACAAAGAGTTCCCCTCGGACGAGCCGCAGTTCTCACAGGGAATGTGTCTCAGAAATGTACTTTCGTCCTTTTGCATAAATCTTTCGGTTAAATGCCCCACTGGGAGGCCATTGCTTCGGCTATACCTTTGTAGGTTTCACTTCGGATCTTCCAACGATCTGCTGAGGGAGCCAGCTTGTTCTGACCTGAGTCAGTCTGGTTTCCCCATCGCTTCTTCCCATCGACAATCCGTGGGGCCACCATCTCGGTGGGCTTCAGAGGGGCCAGGCCCTTGAGCCACAGGCACGTCTTCTTGCTGGCATCATGGCCAAACATATAGGGCGTGATGATCTGGTCAGGCTTCCTGATCCTGCTGGAGATGACACTCACTGGGTTCTCCAGTGCGATCCGTTCGATTGGCGCATTGAGCAGCAGACGAACGAAGTCGAGGGCATCCTCAGTGAGCTGCGGGTCTCGCAGGCCACGGGTTGTTCAGTGCATTCCAGAGACCGACAGGTAGGTACACGGTGGGTGTGCGACCATGAGGTCCCATCCATCATTGATGATGTCCATGACATCACCTTGGTAATGAGGGCCGGGACTGTCTGTCGGGAGAAGGTCGCAACTCAGAGCTTCATGGCCTTTGGCAATAAACGCATCGCGGACTGCTCCGCTGTATTCACAAGCAACCAGTACTTTCATAAAACTCCAAGTTGAAAATGGTTTAGTTATCCAATTGTGCAACCTTCAGCCACTCAGCCACATCAAACGATGGGCAGGCCTTAGCTACTTTCGGGAAATCTCGGTGCCCCTGAACCTTTGCGTTGGGGTATCGGGTCTTCAGATCCACCAGGAGCTTCTTCAATGACTCGAACTGTGCCTTGGTGAAGTTGTTCTGAGCCTTGGTGTGATCGTCAGCACTCACGCCCCCGACCATGCAGATGCCAAGTGACACTGAGTTCCAGTCGGCCACATGGGCACCGACCACAGCTTCATCTCGACCCTGCTCGACAGTGCCGTCACGGCGGATCACATAGTGATAGCCAATGCAGGTCCATCCCTGCTTACGGTGCCACTTGTCGATGTCTGCCGCACCAAAGTTCTGGTTGGCGGTCGCACTGCAGTGGATAGCAATGAAGTCAGTCTTCTCTCGCTTCTTTGTATTAGCTTTGTATACCATTCTTCTTTAAATACCTTGCGGCATTTTCAATGTTGGGGATCGAATCCTTAAACAATCCTATGGCGGCGTTGCAGGGGTGGCATAGTAAACCACGCACTTGACCAGAAGTATGGCAATGATCGATCATAAATAACTTGTTCCGTTCTTGAGTATTAAACTCAAGCGTGGTGCTACATATTTCGCAGCGACCACCGCTTCGTTCGACTAAATTTTCGAGTTGTTCGGTGGAAATGTTATAGCGGTGTTTTATTGCATACTTTTTGCGGGTATCGTACCCTGCATGTTTCTGATAAACGGACATGCAATCCTTACAGTACGCCTGTTTTCCACTAGGCCTAGTCTTGTGGGACGAGAACTCTTCCGGAGGCTTCGCTATTTGACATTTGCTGCAGAGCAAGCATCCTTGCTTTGTCTGCGGGTTCATTTTTCCAATCGTTGGGGATCAGCCTGTCCGCATATGGAAACCCATACTTGTCCGCCCAGTTGCCATAGGTGGTCTTACTGCGCTTACTGATCTTGGTTTTTGAATTTGAGAAGACGAAGCGTATATCAAGCTGCGGGTATTGCTGCTTTATAAGTATCATCTTCTGACGGTCCTCAGTCAGGTATCTGCCCTTAGACTCAACGATGATGCCGTTCTCAAGTACAAAATCTGGCGTATATCGCGACTGCTTTGCTGGTTTTACGTAGCGAATAACCAACTCTTCATAAGAAAACCCCACCCCGCAAGAGGTGAGGTCTTCTGCAATCGCTTCTTCTAAGCCGGACCTAAAGCCGTACTTTAGGCCCACTTGATGTACTGAGAGAGGCGTCTTAGAAGTCCTCGTCGGACGTTTCTTCAGCAAAGCCATTCTGTGCAGCGGGGGTATCTTCCGCCTCGTAACCCTCTTCCTGGCCGAAGCCATAAGCCTCGGAACTTGCGCCACCAGAGAACTCGACCAGGTTAATGACCTGGACAGCCTTCAGTCGTAGCGAGATGCCTGCACCAGCGATGGCGGTGTAGTAGGGGACCAACTCGTAGGCCACCTTGACCTTGGAGCCGCCACCAATCTTGGCATCGGCACCAATGGGCTTACCCTTGGCATCAAAGAGAGCTGGGCGCTGCTCGAAGGGGTCGCCCATCTTGGGGGTGACCTTGGCCTTCAGCTTGAAGCGGACAGTGACAGCACCCGTGTCGTCATTGACTGAGTAGGGTACGTCGCCTTCCTTGATCTTCTTGCCTGGGTTTTCCTTCTTGGCCTTGGCCACAGAGACTGCGAACTGCTCATCCAAAAAGGTGACGATGTCCTGAGCTGCTGCTCCGGGGATCTCTACAGAGATCTTGTACTCGCCATCACTGTTGAATTTAGTATCTGGCTTTGTCAGATATGGATACTGTGCAATACCTGCTGGAGTTGTGTAACGTTGAGCCTTAGGCTTCGACATATTCTTCCTTGAATGAATTACTCTTAATGCGGTTTTCTAGTGGGCTTAGCAACTGGAGGTTTGCTTCAGTGTGTAATCCACATACATTTGGGTTATTAAGAGGGACGATGTGATCAACCTGCATCCCTTGTTCAGATGCTCGGGCATACAGGTCTTTTATAGCGGAAGTGTCAGCCCAAGCAGGAGTAGCGTCTATGATTTTCGCTCTCCGATTAGCTGTGTAGCTGTTCCGCTTTCCTGGATTTTTTTGGTTCCAGTCTTTGACGGCCTTGTTTGTCATCTCTCGATGCTTCTCAAGGTTGTCGTTGCGCCACTTGTAGACAAGCTCTCGTCCACGCTCTTTGTTGTTGTCCCACCAGTCTTTATTTCTGAGGGCCTTACATTCGGAGCATGTCCCGTCTAGTGTCCACCGTTTGGCGATGTGCCCATGTTTACAGGGCTTACCAGTGTAGTACGAGGACTGTCCCCGCTCTTTGGCTTGCGCCCTGTTAACGAGTTCCATAGGTTAGTTGTTGAAGTAGCCTGCGTAGGCTTCTTTCATTTCTGCAATGATCTGGTTGCGCTCTGCTACACAGTTGGCAATGCGGAAGGTGCCGTCAGGCATAACGATCTGAAACATAGGTTTCCTTTAGAGGGGCTTGAGTATTCCAATTGTGCAACCATAGGCCTCAGCGTTGGGTTGCCGAGGCGATATGGTTTCCATTTGGTAAGTGTTAAGCGAAGCAATAGCGCGATTCCAACACCTGAGAGAGTCCCAGAGTGCCTCTTTGTGGGAGAGCTTCCAGTTTCCCCCGGTTCTTCTCACCGAGTTGCTGCCAGATCTCGTCCTTGAAGGACTCCAGCACCTCCACCTCGGTGTACATCTCCACAAAGCTCTCCCGCACCACATGGTAGAGCTGCTCGACATCCCCTGCCGTGGTCCCGAAAGAGTCGTGGATCATTGCAAAGCTATCGATGCCTGCCTGCTTGGCCCTCACCACGGTCAGCATCATATGCGCTGCATCACAGGAGTGGACATAGTTGGGGGCGATCCCCTGAGACTGAGCCCTGCGGTCCAGATTGTCCTTGTCCTGGTACATCGTCAGGTAGACCAGCTTGCCGTTGATGGCGGTCTTCACCTTGCGCTTCTCCAGGTCAGGGTAGGCCTGCATCACAGGGAATCCCACAGGAGTCGTCCAGCGGACAGGGAGTTCCTCAGAGGCAGCCAGAGATGCCGCATGTTGCAACCACTTCATGGCTTCACCGGCCTTGACGAGCACCTGGTTCACCGCCACCCAGATGGCCTTCGCCATGTACTGGGCACCCTGGTAGCCATCCCCCTGGAAGGGGAATTCCTTACCGGACTGCTTGGCGGGACGGATGATGTCCTCCATGAGCTGCTCCTTGAAACCGTACTCCTTGGAACCGTAGGCCAGCGTCATGACGGACCGCTTAGTGACCTTGCGGGTGATCCCAAAGGCGTTCCACTGGGACGCGATGGTCTTGGTGCCCTGCTTGACGTAGGCAACTCCCTCATCGGTGTGCCTCAGCTCGTCCTCAGTTCCCTCTGCCATGTCTCTCTTGGACTGCTCGATGACCTGGTTGGCGACTAGCTGGTAGACATCTGCGGGAAGTTCTCGGGGCACAAGGTTGACTGCGGCTCCTCCCACTTCATCTCTGAGCATGGCCGAAAAGTGCTGGATGCCAGAGCATGAACCGTCCATAGCCACGGGCAATTTCGATACGAACGACTCACCATGCTCAGTGAAACCCGCCCACTCGAAGCAAAACGCAAGGAACTGCCAGGGTTTGTCGATCTCAACATCTCCGATTGTTGAACACCACCCTCTGGAGTTAAATGGATCTCTCGCAATACTAAGTATTTCATCTTCGTTGTCCTGAACCCAGTTGACACGGTCTTCAAAGCTGGCCTTGTCGAAGCCTGCCACGTTGGCGCCATGGATAGCCAACCACTTCCACCCCTCGGAACCCAGGGGCTTGCCATGAGCAAACCTCAGGAGGGCCTTCTGATAGTCGCTTCCCTGAGGATTCAGGTGGGGCACCGCGTAGATGCGACCCCGGAAGTCGAGCTGGTAAGGGAAAAACAGCTTGCGAAACTTCTCGTATCGACGGGCCAGCCCCAGAGCCATGTTGAAGCCGATCCGCTGGCCCAACAGTGAGAGGTTCTGGAGGTGGGTCTTGGCTGCCTCAATGCGCCACTCCTTCTTGGCCTCCTCGTTGGTGTCGATGTCATGGGGGACAGGAGGCACCTGGATGCCATCACGGGCAGGAATCCCGGCGATCTCAGAGCCTCCCTCCCAGAGCTGCTCCATGACCTCCAGCACCCCCGAATTGATCTGCCATGCTGTCCGCTGAAGGGCGTTCACCGCATCGTAGACGATGGGCATGTCGGTGTTCTTCAGCTCGTCCAGGTAGGCCTTGTTCTTGGTCTTGACGAGCTTCAGGGGTTTGATGTTGGAGGAGATGTAGCCCCCGTTGAAGGGCGTGGTCCAATCCTTGGGCTGCACCACCATGGGTTCGTAGACGGGCCGCAGGAACTGCACGACCCCGTTCTTTTTCTCGATCCACTCGATGGTCTCAGGCAGGGCCTTCACGTACTTGATCGACTGGTCCTTATCGACTTTCTGGTGGGTCAGCTCGACCAGCCCCACGGTGGCGATCAGGATGTCCAGCATCTTCACCCCGACGTGCAGCCGGTCTGTCCTAGCCCAACGCTTCCAGCCATCCTCAAGGCGGTCCGCCTGGCGCACGGCGTAGATGTGGCGGTAGTGCCCTGAGGTGCGCTTCTTGGCCCCCACCAGGATCTTCTCGTAGGCCTTGCGCTCATTCTCCCGGATCTGAGCGAATCGCAGCTCATCCTCGATGGCTGTGCCGATGGAGACCCCAACGAACTGAAGGGTCCTCAGGCTTGAGATGCCCGACAGGACAGCCTTGAGGGACAGGAACGCCAACAGGGTGTTTGGGACATCCTTGATCTTTGGGTAAGTCGCAGAGCGTACCCCAGCGGCACCCTTGGACATTGACTCCTTCCACTCCTCGATAGCCTTTGCGAGGACCTCCAGGCGGTGGGACAGGATGGTGGTCCCGTATGCTGTGGACTCCTCACGACCCGTCTGGACAGACTTGTAGGCATCCCGCATGTACCTCTCGGCACCTCGCTGGGTCATCCCTTCTTCCAAGGAAATCTGGATGGACATTAAGTCTTCTTCTGGAGCGTTCATAAACATGTCAAGTGGTTCCTGTTGTAGTGGTAACTATAGATAATGTAACTTAGAATAAACCTTAAAAAGGTATTCTAGAGTCTACTCTTAGAGGTCTCTCTTCAGTCTATCCAATTGTGCAACCATTGCGTTCTCCTCCTGTTCTCAATTGGTTGTCCACTGGAAAGGGTCTGTCACTGTTTGTGAAACTCCAGCTTAGGAGGCAGTAGCCCCAGGAAGCTCCTTGTGGTTCTCTGGGAGAATTCTGAGAAGCTTCCTTTCCTCCATGTTCCTGATGAACAGGGTAAGGTTTGCCATCACATTCATTGCAATAGAGTCAGCAACATTATCCATGTGACCTGAAGACTGCCAGATGAGCTTCGTTTTGAGCCCATCAGGGGTATCTTCGATGAAGAGAGCAGTTTTCATTTGAGATTCATCCATAGCCCAATTTGGGCAAATGCGTATCCAGACCAGACCATGCCATTCGACAGATCACCTTTAGACCACTGCAAGACACCCACGATGAGGTATCCGATGCCTGTGAGGCCGACTATGAGGTGCTCTAGGCTCACAGCAGCGCCTCCTCTGCGTCGGCCAGGGACTGATTAACCCTGTCTTCCTCAAGTTTCTTGAGTAGTGCGGCCATCTCTTTTGGAGACAAACGAGTAAAGGGCCATGTAGGCCAACCGGAAGAATATGGATAGTTCACGATAATCTCCAATGATATGCCCTCGCCCAATGCAAAGGCATATTTTTAGAGACTGTAGGATTGTCCCGAAGGCGTTCGCCCCTACACCCAGCCTATTAACGTGCTCTGGTCAGCACATGTAGCGAAGTTTAAATGAGAATTTCTAAAGGTCCACTAGGGATTACCCTTAGAAATGCCCAGTTATCTTTGTGACGGCCACGGTTTGGAAATATGTGGGAGCGCCCAATGCAAGAGAGCGGGTCATCTTTGTGACGGCCACGGTTTTATGGCCTATCACAAAGACCCCCACTCTTAGCCTCGTTTTGCTAGGCTCATGGCGTACCGCTTAGACTCAGTACTGCATGAATCTGAAGCTTCATAGAACACTGCGTCATCGGTCCATGTGGTTGTCTCTGGGTCAAACCTTTGGACTACCCGGGTACCGTCAAGGCCCATCCCTCGAATTTCAATACGCACCTCTGTGCCGTAGTATGTGGGTTTCATTCTTAGGCCCCTCTAACAGATGACACTAAATTGAATGTCTTAGACCCTTTGGGACGTGCATCGTAAGCCTCCCAGATTGATTTAAAGGCCTTAGACCCGGGCCTATTTTGCTCACGTATTGCCCCCTTTATCGTGCGGTATCCCTTCGTGTTCCCAATGATAGTGCCGTTACAGTCTCGAATAAAAAAGCGGTCATTCATAATGAGTAGTCCTATTGTTTGGCCCTTAGATAACGCGATAGCTCCCCGCTGCATAGGCAGGGACCATATAACGGCTAATGAAACACTTCGCAGCATGTAAAGATCGAAAATACCTTATATGACTACATGCCAGAGAGTCGCGGACATACACGTCTTTATTTGTTTCATGGGTGTAGATAGCGAAACCTTTATAGTCGATAGGTGAATTCATGGTGGGTAGTACTATGAGTGGCCAGGGCATGGCCTACAGAATGCCCACTGTTGCCCACTGATTCCAATGGGCAACGATTGGCAATCGGTACGTATTATACCACAGCGATATTGAACACGGTGCGTCCCTTAAAGCCCACAGCGTGGTCACGGATAACGATATCCTTCGCTTTGATGGACGTACCACCACACAAGCGACAATCGGCACATGTGGTCTTCTTTCCTGCTTCGGCAGATGCTGGACATACAGCCTCACCCATCACTTTCAGAAGCTCATCACCAAAGCCCACACGAAACGTACGAAGACCCCTTTCTTTAGCCTTGTTACGCTGTTCAAGAGTGTCAGCCGATGCCATTACAAGCGGACCCCATGCCTCAGCGTCAAACTTAGGGTTTTGCCATTGATGCGAGTAACCCACACGACGCGCCGCAGCTTGGACCATAGGCAACCAGACTGTGATAGGTGCTGCGAAAGGGTCCCCATAGGTCCCTAAGCGAAGGACACGGTCCGCGAGGTACTGAGCGACCTCTTCAGGTGTTGCCTTGACATAAGACCCACGTTGATAAGCCCCAAAGACTGACATCACGGACCTCCCCACATTCACATAGCATGGGGCTTTACCGTTGCCCCCCTTCACCAGGATAGGCCTATGCTCACAATCACCACACACTGAGACATCTTCACCAGACTTAAGGGCATCCAGGGGAGAGACATCGGACCGGATAATGAAAGTTTGGACGATATCCCCAGTCTTCGCATTGTCGGATGCTGTGAAGATACGATTCACAATCACGACTATGGGAGAACCATCCAGTTCTGAGGGTCCCTCATACACCACGAAACCTATGGGCTTACGCGTGAGTTTGCCGGACATGGTGGTGTAGGTGTGGGCTTGGTTTTTCATGGTGTGTAGTCCTATGAATGATTGAGAGGAGGCAATTATTGTCACTTGGCAAGTGTTACGTCAAGAGGGAATTCACACCCCTCTAGAGAATAGGGTCTCTACGTAAACCTGAGGGACCTTGAAGTGTAACGCAGTACGTACCGCAGCATCCTTGAAGGGTACATCGTGGTAATTAATGAGGCACACCATGTAAGAGAGAATCGTTTGGGGCATGATGCACCTCAGAATGTGAGTGAAGCTTCAATGAATGCTCGAAATTCTTCAGGTGTAATCTCACCACGCGTCAACAGTGGGAGCCATACATCAAGAATTGCCAGGATGAATGCTTTTTGTCTTTCTGTAGACATGATGCACCTCAGAAGTAGAGAGCTAGAACGTAACCCCCGAGGCTACCCAAGATCAATGCAAAGGCTACTTCCGACCAGAATTCGTTAGGGTTCTTCATGATGTTCCTTAGGTTAGTAGACACGGGAAAATTTACGAGCAGCGATCACACGACCAGTAATTCTATTCGTGATCTTCGCTTCTGGACTACACACCGCAAGCCATGCAAAGGCCTCTTTACGGGTCCAGGCTGTTTTGTTGGTGCCGTAGGAGTCAGTAATGCGGTACATGGTGTAGTCCTTTAGTTGCTGCCGTGCACTATTGCTTGGCATGGTGCGCAGTGTACGTTGAAAACGCACCGATGTAACTAGGGGAAACCCTAAGGGATGACTAGGTGAATACTAA